ATAGGTAGGGGTCTAAGAACTACAAGGCTACCCAGTCCAAAGACTGGTCAACCAGGTCACTGGCCGTCCCCCTACGGGGATAGCCGTCCGTTCCTTTAAACACCTTAATTTCACAGACCATTCTGTCGATCGCAGAGCGATCGGCACAATCGTCGCAGACATGCTCGACCGGCAACATGTCCACTAAGGTGGCCTCTGTCCGCAGGGTTTTGTACTGCTTTTCCTTCCATCCTTCGACAAGGCATTCGAGCTTTCGCTCAAGGATGGTGTTTTTTCTCTTGAGTGCCTTCCGCAACGAAACGGAAGGGCCTCTTACGACCTTAACGGACCGGTTACACGGAGGGGTATAACCTTCTGATCGTAGCCTGCTCACCCTCATTTTAGTGAGATCAACCTCTTCCTCGCGAGATAAATCGTAGCCCACAGGCAAGGCTACTACGGGGAATGGGTTGGAGCATTGCTCCCGCACGGCAGAAGCGCAAAGTGATTCCCGAATCTCTTTGTCGCGGACGAGTGCGTTAAATCGTCCACAAGGCAGAGGCCCTTGAAGTTTCACTTCCTGATCCCTGAGCTGGGATTTGGCTCGACGTACAAGCCACAGGAAGGATTCGGAAGACCGCGAAGATTGGTCAGCAAAACCAATCACGTCATTCACTTCGCGCCCCATAAACAGGGCGCTCAAATTAATTTTCTTTTGTCGGACGGCGTTTACGAACAGGGTGGAATTGATTTCTCCCTTCTCGTCGTCAATCATTGTCTTGGACTCATTAACAATAAGACCCACCATGGTACCGTGGTTCTTAATCCGAGACAACAACCCTCCGGGCCCTACTTCCCGGAGCAACAGATAATCGCCGTTGATGAGACAGCGATGACTCAGCCATTCCTTAGCCGAGATTTCCCCTTCGATCAGGAGGTCGTTAAGGGCCAGGTCGACAACCGTCTTATTTATAAGACATAGTAATGGGAAGCTCATCATGCTTCCCATAGGTTGTCCCCTTGTGGCCTCACGCCCGTCGAACGTGAGTCTCCCGAGGACGCGCAGCGCGCTAAGTTCTTCCTCGTTTAACCCCTCTCCTTTGTCGATTAATACTTCGATGGCGGCTCGCACATATGCGGTCTTGATATTGTCAGTAGCAGATGCATAATCTACACTGATATACGCGCCGCCATTCAACGAAGCGACTTGCTCATTGGTCGGGTTACCAGTGAGAAGCCATCCCTTCCTTCTGAGGTTGCTGTACAACGCATGATGCAACGGGTATAATATCTCTGTATTCCGTGATGAATACAGTGTAACTATCCGTGGCTTTCCCGCACTAACAACCGAGAGCACTTCCGTGTCTCCGCTGAAAGGTTGTTCCAACCAGTTTCCTCCGTCGCGCCTTGCAATGCCTAAGCAAGCGTGGCCATTCGGGACGTATGCCCACTTACCTCTGTTCCATCCAGTATCGATATTGCGTCGAAACTGGTCAGCGAATTGACGTAGGTGGTCTGCCTCCACCTCCACCGTCTGGAATCTTTCCTTTTTCCATTTTTCTGTCAAATCGACCAACTTACTTTCGCAAGTTTGGCAGAAATTTCTTTCTAATTTCTGGGAAGTTTTGATCGACAGTTCTTCCAGTTCCGTAAGGTTATCGAAACAGGACCGGATAGCGGATCTAAGAAAACCGCATTCAATCCGGGAAGGGAGAGCACGCGCCCTCTTCAACCTGAACTCCTTACAAAGGAACTTAAGACAGGTCCTCGCCTTCCTCCTAAGGCGATGGGCAAATTTACATGAGTCGGGGCCCAGTCCGAACT